CAATTCATAAGCGCGGCCTTTGAAGAAATTGGCCTTGCCTCTTATGTGTTTGATCTTGGCCCAGAGCAACTTGAATCTGCCCTGCGCCGCCTGGACGCAATGATGGCAGACTGGAACGCCAAGGGCATCCGTCTGGGTTACCCTTTGCCATCCAGCCCACAAAACAGCAGTTTGGATGAAGAAACTAATGTGCCTGATTCGGCCTACGAAGCAATCATTTGCAGTCTAGGTATCAGGTTGGCTCCGAGTTTTGGCAAGATCGTGATGATTGAGACTAAGACCACTGCAAAACAGGGGTACGACATCTTGCTTCAACGAGCAACATTCCCGCTGGAAAAGCAACTCCCATCCACAACCCCTGCGGGTTCTGGCAACAAGCCGTGGAGAACTTACGACAATCCGTATGTCAGACCACCAGCCAACCCAGTCACTGCTGGTCCTGATGGGCCTCTCGAATATTACTAAGGACAGTCATGCCTCAAATCAATCAGTTGCCTGTACTCAACACTATATCCAGTGGTGACCAGTTACCCGTTTATTCGCCAAACAATGGGGACGCACGGCGCACCTCGATTGGTAGTTTGCTGACTTTCTTTCAGCAAAGTTTTGCATCGCCAACGCTGTCAGTGAATCTGTATGTGCCTGGGTCTGGGTTCAATATCACCGTGCCCACTCCAGTCAGCAATGACCAGTGGATGCTTTTGCAACCCGCTGGAACGCTGGCAACAGGCACGATTACTCTGCCTTTGAACACTGGTGTACCTGATGGCACAACGGTGCTGATTACCACTACGCAAGAAATCACATCGTTGACCATTGCTTTAAATGGCGCAACTGCACTTTATGGCGGGGTCACCACATTATCGGCTGGCACAGCAACGGCGATTCGGTTTTATCAACCAACAAATTCTTGGTATCAGATAAACGCCGAAACCACCTATGCCGCTGGTATGCAAGCATGGCTTGCTAACCCAACAAGTGCAAATCTGCGAACGGCAATGATTGATGAGACTGGCACTGGTCTATTGGTATTTGCTACAAGTCCGACTTTGGTGACCCCTATTTTGGGCACAGTCACAAGTGGCAATATTTCTGCTTGCACATCTACAAGCATGGTAATGGTATCGCCTATTCTGGGTACACCGACTTCAGGAACATTGACAAACTGCACTGGTTTACCTGTTGGCACTGGAATCTCTGGTCTGGGTACAGGTGTAGCAACGTTTCTGGCGTCCCCATCAAGTGCAAATTTGCTGGCAACTTTGACTGATGAAACAGGCACAGGTTCTGCGGTGTTTGCAAATACGCCAACGCTGGTGACTCCGATTCTTGGAACGCCAACATCGGGAACGCTTACATCATGCACGGGTTTACCGCTAACCACTGGAGTGACTGGTGCTTTGCCTGTCGTTAATGGTGGCACTGGTGCATCAGCAACAGTTCAGACATTAAGTGGGCCTGGTGCTGTAAACATCACAAGTCTTGCCACTGCTTTTACTTCAACTGGTGCTGGCAATGCACTGACCCTTGCTGATGGCGCACAAGGCCAACTGAAAACAATTATTTATGTTGCGGAAGCAGCGGGTGGTGATACTGGTGTTTTGACACCAGCCAATCTTGGTAGTGCCACCACAATTACTTTCAATGCTGTTGGTGATTCTGTAACTTTGCAATTTGCTGGGACTGACTGGTGGGTTGTTGGATTCCGTGGTGCGGTGGTTGCGTAATGGCAACCAAGCCCAAGTCATCTGTCAATGCAGCTGGCAACTATACAAAGCCAACTATGCGAAAAGCCTTATTTGAAAAAATCAAGTCAGGTACAAAGGGCGGTGACCCAGGAGAATGGTCAGCCCGTAAAGCCCAATTGTTGGCGGTGGAGTACAAGAAAAAGGGTGGCGGTTATAAATGAAAGCCCCACAGAAAAGCCTAAAAGATTGGTCAAGTCAAAACTGGCGCACCAAATCTGGTAAACCATCATCTGAAACAGGCGAAAGGTATTTGCCTGAAAAGGCCATCAAAGCCCTGACTGCGGCTGAGTATGCGGCAACCACAAAGGCCAAGCGTGAGGCTACAAAAGCTGGCAAGCAGTTTGCCAAGCAACCAAAAAAGATTGCCGAAAAGATTAAAGGGTTTAGATGAAAACCCCAGTCTATGCTCGCAAAGAAGGTCAGAACCCAAAGGGCGGTTTGAACGCCAAAGGTCGTGCCGCCGCCAAAGCCGAGGGCATGAATCTGAAGCCTCCAGTCAAGTCAGGTGACAATCCACGTAGAGCATCGTTCTTGGCTCGCATGGGTGGCAATCCTGGCCCTGAATACAAAGATGGTGAACCCACACGCTTGCTGTTGAGTTTGAGGGCGTGGGGTGCATCTTCAAAGGAAGACGCACAAGCCAAGGCAAAGAAAATCTCAGCCCGAAACAAGGCGAAGAAGTAAATGCAAATACCTATCCTAAACGGTATTTACACCGACAACACCCCAGAACTGCGGACATCGTACCCAGTCAATCTAGTGCCAGTGCCAAAACAATCAGGTATCAGCAATGGGTTTCTACGGCCTGGAGATGGCATTGTGGCCAATGGCACAGGACCAGGCATTGACCGTGGCGGCATCAACTGGCAGGGCAGTTTGTATCGAGTGATGGGTACAAAACTGGTCGAGATAAACAGCACGGGAACAGTAACCACATTGGGTGATATTGGTGGGCCTACAGATCAACTGGTGACCTTTGACTACAGTTTTGACCAACTGGCGATTGCATCAGGTGGTCGGTTGTATTACTGGGATGGTTCAACGCTGACCCAAGTCACAGACCCTGACTTGGGCGTGGTGCTAGATTTCTGCTGGGTGGATGGTTACTTCATGACCACAGATGGCGAGTTCTTAATCGTCACTGAGTTATCCAACCCTTTGGCTGTGAATCCGCTGAAGTACGGTTCATCAGAGGTTGACCCTGACCCTGTGGTTGCTTTGCTTAAGTTGCGGAACGAGGTTTATGCGCTGAACAGAAACACCATTGAGGTATTCGATAACGTGGGTGGTGAGTTATTCCCATTTGCAAGAATTGATGGCGCACAGTTACAAAAAGGTGTTGTAGGTACACAGGCGTGCTGTGTGTTTATTGAGCGCATTGCTTTTTTAGGCAGTGGGAGAAACGAAGCCCCAGGTATTTACATCGGTGCGGCGGCAACAAATCAAAAAGTCAGCACTCAAGAAATTGACAACATCCTTTTGGAATACACAGAAGCGCAATTGTCTTTGGTGAAGTTGGAAGCCAGAAACGACAAGAACCATCAACATCTTTATGTGCATCTGCCTGACCAAACTTTGGTGTATGACGCATCTGCATCTGATGCTTTGCAAACACCTATCTGGTTTGTTTTGGTAACCACATTGGATGGCCTTGCTCAATATAGGGCAAGAAACATGGTGTGGGTCTATGACAAGTGGATGGTGGGTGACCCCAAAAGCACCAATATAGGTTATCTAGTGCAAGACATCGGCAGTCACTGGGGCCAGCAAGTGCGCTGGGAGTTTGGCACGATGATCGTCTACAACGAGAGCAATGGTGCTTTGTTCAACGAGTTGGAATTGGTGAGTCTCACAGGAATCATTGCGCTTGGCAAGAATCCACAGATCAGCACAAGTTACAGCGTGGATGGCAAAGCCTATTCACAAGAACGATTCATTTCTGTTGGCACGATTGGCAACACCAAAAAACGACTTGCATGGTTTCAGCAGGGGCACATGAGAAACTGGCGCATTCAGCGTTTCCGTGGCGACAGTGATGCCCATGTGTCTTATGTGCGCTTGGAAGCCCAGATCGAAGCATTGGCGTACTGATGGCAACCGCACCTGTCTCCCGCAAACTGAATCTGACACGTGACCAGCTTGCTACATTTTTGACTGACCAACAGCAGATCAGGCAGTTTGAGTTATTGTTTTCGACTGTAGATGCAATTGCGCCTGATGTGGTGCTTGAAATAAATATTGCCGCAGGAACAGCACAGGCAACTGCAAATGATGCACTTGCCCAGATAGTTGCACTCGCGCAAAATACTGCGGTAGAAGATGCTGTAATGAATGCCAAGGTGCAACAAGCTTTGGATGCTTTGACAAGGCTGGCGCAGTCATTAGAATTGCTTGCACTTGCCCCTGTGCGTAATAATGTGGAACTGGCGCACGATGTAAATGGCATCTTGCCTTATGCAAACCAAACCCCAAGGGTCCGATCAAACCAGGTGCTGACATGGCTTTCGATGTAATCACCCCTGTTAAATTAGGCCAAGCCGCCATTACAACTGGTGTGACTACGCTTTACACAGTGCCAGCGGCAACCAGAACTTTGCTCAAAGAATTCAGCATTGCCAATACAACGGCGGCAGATATAAACGTGCGTGTATTTTTAGTGCCATCAGCAGGTACTGCTGGAACATCAAATGCTTTTCTGTACGATGTGCCCGTGCCAACTGCAAACGCATTGCAATACAACGGTATTGAAGTGCTTAATGCTGGCGACACGATTCAAATTCAGGCTGTATCAACTGGCCTAACAATCATCGCAAGCGGTGGCGAAGCCACTTAAGGAGTAGACATGACAGTAACAGTGAAAGTTCTAATTCCAGCCAAACAAGCTGAGGGCATACAAACCACTCAATATACAGCCACAAACTGTAAAACCATTATTGACAAGTTCACCGCTACCAATACCACGGCGGGTAATGTGACCATCAGCGTTAATTTGGTTACCAGTGGTGCGCCATTAGTAACCAACTTAATTGTCGATACACGAAGTCTTGCCCCTGACGAGACTTACACTTTCCCTGAATTGGTTGGGCAAGTACTTGAACCCAATGGGTTTATCTCGACCATTGCAAGTGCCGCCACATCACTGACCATCCGCGCATCAGGCCGCGAAATTACTTAAGGAGAACAGCATGGACAAATTTATGATGATGCCCAAGGGGTTCATGGGCTTACCGATGGATGAGGAATTCATCACCAACGCAGAAAACAAAAAGAACTACGCTATTGCGGTGCAGGATTGGAACTATGGCCCAGAAATGCCTACCAATGAACCAGGGGCAAACAAAGAGTTTTACGTTGGGCTGGCAGAAGCAATGCAGTGCGATGAAAAAGACGCACGGCGTAAGCATTGTTCAAACTGTGATTACTACGACAACTCATTTATGACCCAAGTGCGGATTGAACGCATCCCATTGGCGGCATACGATAAAGGCGCAGGGTTCAGGGGTCATTGTGAAAAGCTGAACTTCATCTGCAATGACATGCGGGTTTGTCAGGCTTGGGAAGACAGAGAGTACGAGGATTGACCTTTTGCTAATTTGTGCGAAAATCAAGCCGCTGAGTCTATCTGGCATCCAGCGGCCTTCCCTACATAGGAGTTGTGGATGGTAACGGTTGGCATCACAGAACAGCATTTGGTAGAGGTCTATTCTGACCCCTATATCACAAAAGTTGGGCATGACCATCGCCCCGCCACTCCAATTCAACACCCAAATGTCACCTATCTTTCAGCATGGGTTGATGGCAAATTCTCTGGTGCTTTTATCTCTATTAAGCAAAGTGCAGTTGAATTAGAACTTCATTCGTTGCTTAAAAAATCAGCACTAAAACAATCTCGTGATCTTGGCTTTGCGTGTTTAGCATGGGCTTTTGCTCAACCAATCTTGCGGGTGACTGCTTACATCATTGATGGACTTGATATGGCAAAAAACTTTTGCATCAAGTTAGGATTCAAAGTCGAGGGTTGTAGACGTTGTGCTTGTGTGCAAAATGGTGTCATTAAAGATGTCTATATGTTGGGTATGACCCGACAGGAATGGAGCACATTATGAGTTTTATTGGTGATTTAATTGGCGATATTTTTGGCGGAATAACTGGCGCAAAGCAAGCTGGAGAGGGCGCAGAAAGAGGTGCGGCAACTCAAGCAGCCGCGGCAGGTGCTGGTATTACTGAACAGCGCAGACAGTTTGACAAATTCATTGAACTGATGTCACCCTATGTAACGGCTGGCACTGGGGCGCTAACAAGACTCTCGCCTTTTGAAGAAGCTGGGGCTAGATCATTTGAACAACAGCAAGCACTTTTGGGCTTGCGTGGGCCAGAAGAAGAACGTGCCGCTATTGAGCGCATTAGTGGGGGTGCTAGATTCCAAGAACTTGCAGAACAAGGCGAAGGAGCATTACTGCAAGGGGCTTCAGCTACTGGTGGTTTGAGGGGTGGCAATATACAAGGGGCTTTAGCACAATTTCGCCCAGAGTTGTTGA